TCCTGCAGCAACCACCACTGTTGATTCTGATGAAGATGATGCACTATCCTACTTTCAAAAGTTAGCAGATAGTTAATTAGTTAATCTTATATTATCTCCACGCACTAGGGTTTCACTCAAAAACTGAGTGGAACCTTTTTTATATCTCATTATTTCATCTAAATCATCAGTGACGATATTAAGATACTCTTGTTTTAAAATATATATTTCTCTTTTTTTATTATTTAAATTATCTTCATGCTCAAAATTTGTCACAGGAATTGCGACATCTGTTGCTCGCACATGTTGACCTAGAGCATCATCATAATAAGAAACACTTTGTCCAACACCAACTTTTTCTCCAGATTGAATTATAACTGAACCATCAGTTGTTTTTACCTCTCTTGATTTATAATGATGAATACCAGAATATAAAGTCGTTTCACTATCATATTTTTCCGTGACGTAGGTATAAAAGTCTGCTTGTGACATTGGCCATTCACTTTGAACATTCACTACATTATTTGCCATAAGCACTAACCAATCTAAAGTCGAATCTCCGTAAACTTTCTCTGCAACGTTATCTGGACGATCATCTCCCTCAACTATATACTTGTTAAAAAATGATGTGTCTTGAAAAATATCATCTCTTAATTTAGCTCTTTTAAATAAATTTTTTACAATACTGTAATCACCGTCACTTCGTCCATCTTTTGTTCGATTGACGTATAAAAAATCTGGTAGATTATTGAAATATGGATTAGCCATTAGAATCCAACTCCCCCTTCTGCGAAGTAATCATCATTAAATAATGGTTCTAACTCTTGAAAAGATAAAGTCATCACATAAGTCACCATCGATCCCTCAGCTGAGGGATCTTCATTCTCATATGTCATGTAAGATCCCTCTGGCATGTAGTCAACTGCGATTTGAAGTAAAGCACATTCCTTTACCTTTGGTAGAAACAAATGATTTTTATTACCTAACCCTCTTCCTCCTTTTTTAAATTCTAATTTATAAGTATTTGGAGTAACCATGAAAATTCCAGTTTTACTTTTTTGCACAGCACTAGATTGTTTAAATGCTCTGATAATTTTCATCACTTGTTTTATTTCTGATTCATCTCTTGGACTCATTTTGAATCTAAAGTTAAATGTTCTAAGAGTGGGGCCTTTAAATAATAACTCTAAATTATTATTAAATATTCGACCTTGAGTTCTTGCTATTAATTCATCTTTATCCATGCCTAAAGTTTTCGCTGAGAAAAATCCACCTATAGCCTCCTTTACTTCTCCTTTAAATTTTTTTGTACTTTCAAATGTTTTTTTTAATTCATTATTAAAATTTACTCCAGTTACCTTTTCTCCCATTAAAGCGGAGGTAACATCATCAGCAAGAAGTGCTTGAACAGGATTGAGATTACCATCTCCAAAGTTTACCTTGTTCATATCTGATACACCATCAGGTATCGGAAGTGTTATGTGTCCTAACGTTCTCTTTCCAAACTCCATTCTCTTACGACTGTTAAAACTAAATTGATCTTTAAAAACATCCTTTTCAACATCAACTAATTCTGTCGTAGTACTAGGCATAGGAAAAGCATACACTGGAGTATTACTTATTGTCGGTATTTGATTATATGCGGTTGTCCACTCAGTGGTTTTTTTCTCCACCTTTGCCATTTTTGTTCTTTTTTTCTTCGGAGCAAATTCAAGTATTGTGACTTTTAATTTATCTTGAACACTCTTTTCAATAAATGATGGATAGAATAAAGCACCATAAGTATTTTTTCCACCTCTACCAATACCACCTTTTCGGTTTTGCAACTCTTCTAAATCACTAAGAGGTTGAGTTCCCAAACCATTTTCGACATCATCTTCTGTTATTCCTTTTTTTTTCAACTCCTCTGAAACAAATATTGATTCACTATCAGAATTTAATTTATCTTTTATTTGTTTTTCTGCATCCTTTTTTTGATTTTTTATCTGTGCCTCTACTTGAAGTCTAAAAGAGTCTTCACTAAAAGCGTTACCATAATCTACAGCAGAATTTAATACAAGTTTTCCATCCACTACAGTGCCGATTTGAGTTGAATTTCCCCCACTTGGACTGTCATGTTGAAATACTTCCACTCTATATTGATTTGGGCCGGGGGTATTCGATATCTTTGTAAGTCTTGTTGAAGTATAAATCTTTTCACTTTTGCCAAACAATCCACCATCTTTTTGTGCAATAAAGACTGCACTTCTTTTCGATTCATAATTAGATCCTATTGGATTTGTTTGGTTTGTTATTGTCATTATCGACCTTTTTAGTTATTTAGGAACTTGGCATAAGGAATTGCAAGAAGATCATCAAGTTCATTTGGTTGCACCACGTATAACTGACCTGCGAGTTCATTCCATGTGTAGTTACGATACTTCTGCCAATGAAAATTTAAACCACGGAAACCCCAACCAAATATGTCAGTGCAGGCTATAAGTGGATGTTGATCATAGGTGATGTTTGGAGTCTTTGGATTATATACAAAGGTATAAAAGTTTCCAACATCAGGAACTGGTGTCACAGTATCATTAAGAAGAGACATTATTTCTAGCATCATGTCCTCCTGATCATTTGTTGGATTGTTTATGTTATTACCTTCGAGTCTACTCATCGGATTCCGAGTTCTTTTTCTGTGACAACTTTAAATTCAATACGATGATCTTCACAAAATTCTTTTGCAGCTTTCCACTTTGCCTGATTAACTGCATATGTGACACACTCATTAAGATATGATTTTGTTTTTCTCTTTGGTGTTTTAGGTGGCATCGTTTGTTTATATGGTTTGACCTCAACCACATAAGTTTTAATCAAATCATTTTTTTCTTTTACTTTGATTAGATAATCTGGATAGTATTTGTGAACTCGATTATCTTTTGGAGAAACATATGGTATACTAAATTCTTCTGATGCCCACGATACAATACTGTTATTCATATCACACCACTGACAAAACTTTCTCTCCCAACTACTACGACATATGATATGCTTTGTGTTTCCTTGATACTTACTTGGATAAACTGGAGTGTATCTACTCTTTATACTCTCGCCCATTACTTGCCTACATAATATACAAGGTCAATCTATATTTATATATGGCTATTATCCCACCACAACGAAAATCGATATCGATGGTTAAGGCTCAACTTCTTAATCCAGCGACTACTTCGCATTTTCAGGTAAGCGTTTCTTTTTTAGAGAGTGCTTTTGCAAGATACAGAAGAGAGATAGGTTTAAATTTAGATCAAGGAAGATTAAATATATTATGCTCAGAGACAACTCTTCCCGGATCTAGGTTTGCAACATCAGAATTAACAAATAATATCCCCGGTGTTAGAGAGAGACATGTGTATCGTCGTACTTATGACGATCAAATAAATTTAACTTTTTATTGTGATGCTGATCAATATCTACCAATTAGATTTTTTGAAGCATGGATGAATTACATAACGAATACAACCAATACAAATGATCCTAATACAAATGGATCTGCACAGAATGAGACATACACTTATAGAGTTAAATTACCTAAAAAATATAATGGTAATTTAGAAATTACAAAGTTTGAAAAAAATCTTGATTCAAGAAGACAAACAAGACCACTTACATATAAATTTGTTAATTGTTTTCCACTTGCAATAAATTCAACTCCAGTTTCTTATGATACGTCAAACCTCCTTAAATGCACGGTCGGGATGGCTTACTCAAGATACTTTATCGAACAAAGACCCCTTGGTATCATTCCAAGATTCATAAATGCACTTCCATTTTAGGGTGCTAAATAAACTTACTGAACTGTAACATTATGCCATTACCAAAAATTGCAACGCCAAGTTATGAACTTGAATTACCCTCATCAGGAAAGACAATTCAATATCGACCTTTCTTAGTTAAAGAGGAAAAATTACTTGTTATCGCACTTGAGAGTGAAGATACAAAACAAATAACAAATGCCATAAAAGCTGTTATCAGATCTTGTATTCTTACGAAAGGTGTAAAGGTTGAAAATTTACCCACGTTTGATATTGAGTTTTTATTTTTAAATATTCGTGGCAAATCAGTGGGTGAAGATATAGATCTTAAACTCATCTGTCCTGATGATGAAAAAACTGAGGTTAGTGTAAGTATAAATTTGGATGATATTAAAGTTCAAAAACCAGAGGGTCATTCAAATCAAATCAAACTTGATGGCGACTTGATGATGGAACTTAAATATCCATCTTTAAATGAATTTATTAAAAATAATTTTGATCCTAATGATACGTCAAGGAATCCAATGGATCAATCATTTGATTTAATTGGATCATGTATTGACAAAATTTATAATGAGGATGAGGTATGGGCAGCTGATGATTGCTCTAAGAAAGAGATAAATGACTTTCTCGATTCAATGAACTCAAATCAATTCAAAGAGGTTGAGAAATTTTTTGAAACGATGCCAAAATTATCTCATACTGTAAAAGTATATAATCCAACTACAAAAGTTGAAAGTGATGTTGTGCTTGAGGGCTTAGCGTCTTTTTTCGCGTAGCGATGGTGCATATGAATCTGGAAAACTATTTCAGATTAAATTTTGCTTTGATACAGTACCATAAATATAGTTTGACTGAGATTGAAAACATGATGCCTTGGGAAAGGGATATCTATGTTGGATTACTACAAGCACATCTTGAAGAGGAAAGACTAAAGGAGCAACAAAGAAACGCGAATGGATGAAACATCTCCAGTATTTGAGAATTTTCTCAATAATATGTCAAGACTCAGTGGAGGCACGAGGAGAGTTGCTGCATCAAAATTTTTACAGAGAGAAAATAAACCAACGGTAGAAGGAAACGCAAGAAAAATAAATTTGATTACAAATATATTAAGAACTCGAAGGATTAATACTGGACTCATGTTATCCTCGTTGTCTGGTGGATCTGCTAGAGGTATTGAACAAGATATCATGGATATTAAAGAAACCATGATGTCAATATTAGCAACACTTAGAGCACAAGAAAAATTTGAGTATGATAAATTTCTTGAACAACAGAGAAGAATTGAAAATGTAAGAAGAAGACAGAGAGAATCTTTATTAGAAACGAGTTCCCGTGGAATGAATATTATTTCAAGAGGAGTTCAAAAAGTTTTAACACCTGTAACCAATTTATTTTCAAGTATCTTAGGTGGATTTGTTAATTTAATAGGTGGCAAAATATTACAACAATTGGTTGATTTCTTAACTAATCCCCTTGTATCAAGAATTATTATAGGATTTTTGTCTTTTGTAGAAAGATTTCTTCCAATAATTACAGCTGGAATAGGAGTGGGTGCGATTGGGTTGATCGCGTTACTAGCAAGGATGGGAGTGCTTACACCTCTTCTAGTTAATGTTGCTCGTCTCTTAATAGGTATACCCACACTTGGATTATTACCCAACCCTCTTCAAAGAACAAGTGTCGGAAGACTTGGAACATTTAGAGAGGCTCCTCTGGGCAAAAAAGCATCTAGATTTTTTACAAATAATAAAGCGTTTAGAAGAGCAGCAAGGAGAATAAGATTCAATACGGGTGGTATAGTTCCCGGATCTGGAAATACTGATTCAGTCCCTGCAATGCTGACTCCCGGTGAGGTTGTTATTAGCAAACCTGCTGTTGAAAGATTTGGAGCAATAAATCTGTTAAATTTAAACAAGATCGCAGGATCATCAAACAAACCAAAAATAAAACGTGGAATACGATATGCAAATGAAGGTATGGAAGTACCAGTTCCTAATATTGGTGAGTTATTTGGAGCCGTGTTGGGGTCTTTTCAAAACATAGAGGACTCTGATTTAGGTAAAAAGTTATCAGACCCTGCGATACCTGAAACCTTAAAAACACTCGCAGAAAGTTTAGCAATATCAGATGAACAGCAAATTAATATTGGTAGAAATATATCAAGAACTGTTAGCGGTAATCTATTACGTAAAGCAAGAGAGTCTGATTTTGCTCAAAAAATTATGTCAAATAATAAACCAAATAATGTGCCTAACCTTCTCCCATTTAATAAGTTTTCAGAAAAAATAAATGAACTTGATGTGAATGAAATTTTTGAATCTGTGTTAAACAAAGTGACCCCACAAAGTACAACAGATCAATCAAATGATGTATTTAATATTCAATTAAACGCACCTAACGTAGATAAGTTAGAGACACTCGGACTTATACCATGATTGTTACTTCTAAGTTATTACCTCGATCAAATAATTCATCTTCCTCTCCACAGTCGGGGAGAAATTTAGTTACGATAAGAAAAGGGTTAAAAGAAATTGATGGTTTATTAAAAGAAAGACTCGTATTCGCAAAAGTAAGAGAGAGTTTATTAAAACAACAAGAAGAAAGAAGAAGGAGATTTGATAGGGAAAAAATTCTAGAAAGAAAAGATAAAGAAAGTGATTATGATATAGGAAATCCATTACAACGATCAACGAGACCTAAACCCGGAACAGGAGGACTTATAGGTGGTATAGTCTCAACTCTCACTCGTGTTATGGGTGTGGCAGCATTTGCCCGTATCGGATCATTATTAAAGGCTGGTAAACTAATAAAATTACTTCTTAATCCGAAGGTTGTTGTGATCGCGTCAACAATAACTATACTTTCAAATGTTATTTCAAGAGTTAATGATGACATTTTTAAGAGGATAAAACCACAAGATGCTGAAAAACTAAGGGGTGATAACGTTAATAACACAATTAACAAATTCATTGAGAGCATGCAATACTTAGCGGGCGCGATGTTGGGTGCTGCTACAATTGCAGCTATACAAAGACGTTTAGCAAATCGCAGAAATGCTGATGCTTTTGAAAAAGAGAGATCAATGCTCTACTCTCTTGGAGAGAGAGGAAAAGCAAGAGCAAAAGCTGATGCAGAAGCAGATATGAGAGCAGATAATGAGAAAGCGAGAAGAAGAGACATAAGAAAAAGAGCATCTCAACAAATCAGGGTTGACGAAGAGATTGCTGAAACTGCCTCTCGTCAATCAAGAGTTGTAAGATCGACTCGAAGAGAAGTTGGTAGTCAAATAATCGCTCGTAAAGCAGGAGGGGCACCAACCTCAGTCATTGATAAAGGTCGTGGAATGACTGGAATCATGAAAAGAAATTCTTTTCTTATTGATCCTTCAGAGGGTTTTGATGTAAGATCTAAATTAACAAAAGATGGTGTTGAGACATTTTTCTTAGGTGATAGTAACATTAGATTGACTGAAATAGATGTGGGCGGACAAACACTTTTTGAGGCGAGAAAAACACCTGCATTGAGAAATAGAATTGCAAAAAAATTCGGTATCAAACCAAAAGATTTTGATTTTGATGAGGTATTTGACACGTTTGAAATAAGAAGTAATTTAGGTGCAAAAGCTGGTCGAGACGCTGGTATTGAAGCTTTACTTGATCAAATTAACATGAGAGATACGAGAGGTTTTACCACACGTCAACAAGCGGATATGGCAAAATTTCTTGATCAAACTATATTTGGTGATAAAATAACGAGAGCAAACGTAAGGGCACAACAAAAAGCAGCAAATGATTTTGCATCAAGAGCTGGAACAAGATTTAGAGGGTCTGGTGTTGTATCAAGAGGAAGAGTTGGTAGTAGACAATTTCTGAGACCTGATGGAACATTAACTGACGATGCTTACAAGGCTGCCTTAAAAAGTATGAAACAGGGAGGTAAAAAAGTAGCATCAGAAGCAGTAACAGGAGTGGGAGTGAGAGGGGGACTAAAAGGAATCAGAAAATTAATAGGAGAAAGCATAGGAGTTATACCAATAGTTGGTGATATTGTGGGTGTATTACTAGACATTTTTGTGTTTGGAGAACCAATTGGTAGAGCAGCGTTTATGGGAATAGGTAGTGCGCTTCTTGGATTAATAGGTGGTCTTCTTGGATCAATAGCAGGCCCACCGGGAATATTCATCGGTGGTCTTCTTGGTAGTATCGGTGGTGATTTTCTTGGTGCTGCGTTTTATGATTTCTTATTCAAAACTGATTCTGGAAGTGTAAACGTCGGTACTAAAACAGTGAAGGGTTTAGTTAAAACAGCGGGATTATTTAAAGGTGGATATGCAACTGATGGTGTGTATAGACTTGGTGAGTTAGGGAAAGAATTTGTTTTTGACGCAGATACAACCGCTGCGATTGAGAATAAAATTCCGGGATTATTGATGTCTCTTAACAGAGCAGATGCCAATGGGACAATAAATATTTTGAGAGACTATGCGTTTTATGAGTCAGAAGCAGGATCGGAAAAAATCATTCCACTACCATTTCCAATGATGACAGAATCATCTAATAAGAGGCAAAAAATAGTTCTTTTAGATAGTGGATCTGGTGGAGACAACAGAACTTTCTCACAACATTATAGGAGAGGTTGATGGCAAATAACAGACAAAAATTTCAAGACGCAACTATACAGAGAGCCATTATTGTTTCAAACTCAACCGGTAAAGAAGTTGACATGAGAGAGTGTGTGAATATGGAATATTCTGAGAGCATCTATGATGATACGATAAGAGTTGGTTTCGAGGTATCAAATGTCGCTGGCACAATAGATGATAAGACTTTGTTAGAGGGTTTACCACTCGTAGGAACTGAGGACTTTGAATTAATAATTATTGATGGTGAAGGGAATAAAATCAAAGTAAATTTAATAGTCAACAATGTCACTGTAGTTACAAAGGATAATCAAAAAGAAAATCTTTTACTATCATTAGTTTCAGAGGAAGTAATAAGAAATCAGAGTGAAGCAAATTCAGTTAGAATAAGACATGATGGCAAAATTTCTAACAGTGTAAAAGATATTTTTCAAAATAATTTGCAAACAAAAAAACAATTATTCATAGAGGAAACGAGTAACAATTTCAACTTTGTTGGAAACAAAAGAAAACCAATGTATATGATAAATTGGTTATCAAAAAAATCTATTCCGACTCAAAATGGGAAGAAGGGAGAGACTGCTGGTTATTTGTTTTTTGAAACATCACTTGGTTATTACTATCAATCAATAGATACATTATTTGCACAAGAGCAAAAAAAATCATATGGTTTTTTTGGACAAGCTGATACTCCTGTTGGATATGACGGGAACATTATAAATCTTGAGGTCGATAATCGTTTTGAGGCAGAATCTAAATTAAGATCTGGAACATACAACACCAAACTTATTCTATTTGATCCGTTCAATTGTAAATACGATGAAATAAGTGAGGGTGTAAAAAATGAGGGGACTACAAATGCTGGAATTGGACTTCCAATCATTAACAAAAAATTTAATAAAACACCAACAAGGACAACATTCATGTTGAGAGATACTGGTGTTCTACCGACTGGTGATGTGAAAGAGCAGGTTAAAAAAAATGATGAGGAAATTTTTGAAGTGGCAAATATATTAAATCAATCTATAAGAAGATATAGTCAGTTTAGTATTGGTGCGGTTCAAATTGATATTTTTGGTGATTTTTCTCTACATGCAGGGGACATTGTTTTTATCGATTCCCCATCAACGGAACAGGGTAATGAGACAACTACTGATAAATTAATAGGTGGTAAATATTTAATCGCTTCTATCAAACATGTGATTAGAGCTGGACAATGCCAAACAAGACTCGGATTAGTTAGAGATTCAGTTGGTCGGAAAGGAAAACCACATAGTGGTAGCATGGTGAACTAAAATAAGTTATAATGAATAAATACAAATGTAGGATCAAAT